TTTGCATAAGGACCAGCCAGTATTTTCATATCAATATCTTTTATTAAATTCTTAGTCCACTTCCTCATCATCTTTAAATCTTTTGGAGGGTCTAAGACTTCAGCTCTAACTAGCAAGTGTTTGTGTTTTAATTCCATCTGTAAATTGTTTTGTTATATCTTCTACATTAGGTTCTTTAACTACATCAGCTAAGAACACATTCTTATTTGAATATTTAAATACTCTTAAACCTTTACCTTTGTTTGCATCTGCATAACATTCAAACTTATGTATACAAAATTGACAACCAACTGGTATAATTTTATTACCATTCTTTTCTGTCTTTAATTCATAACATCTTTCAGGTGGTGTATCACTAGCAAGTTTATTATTCAAATTTTTTATTAAACTTTTAACATCAGGTTTAGCTAAGTCATCTGGTCTATAAAAACATATATCACCACTTGATTTATCAGCAACAAGAAAACCTCCCTTGTTAGTACCATTAGCTGTTTCATATCCTGATAACTGGGCATGATAACCAAAGGGGTCATCATTAACTAATTCATTATTTTTAAATTTTTTAAAACTAAAAGGTGAAGCAGACTTAACATCACATATTTCACCATCTACTTTTGCATCTATATGTCCTTTAACATCATCTACTTTAACTTTCATTTGTCTATCTTCTACTTTATGTCCTGCTAATTCTGTTAAATATAAAAGTAAATGTTCAATAATATGACCATATAAAAATTTTAAATTATTACTTGAGTCAGATTCTTTTACTTCTTTAGGAGAAAATTTATCATACCATAATTGTCTAGCAGGTTTACCTAAGATACTCATTCTTAGTACACCATTATACTTCTCTCTCTTCGGTGGATTGTTCCATGCAATCATAGCTTCCTTAATATTATTAAGAAAACTATTCATGTTGTCTTCTGTTATGGGTGCAGGTTTACCATTTGATATATCAGCTATAAGCTTTTTAATATCATCAGCTACTGTATCAATGTGTTTCTGCCCAGTTGTTTCCAATTTTATATTCTCCATTTAATTTACATCTAAGATTTAATTTATTACCTGCATCTATAATTGATTGTACAGCTAACTTACCAAACTCATCTGCCCTTTCTTGTTCAACTTCGTATTGAAACTCATCATGTACATTAACAACAGGATAAGCTTTGATTCGTTTATCTATAACATATTGCTCAAGCTTTGTCAACGCAACCTTCATAACTGTTGCTCCTGCTCCTTGAAGCAAACTATTTAGGGCTGCGTGGGGGTGTCTGATGATGATTTTTCTTCCATCAAGTCCTTTGAGCCATCTTCTGTTAGACTTAGTAATTCCATCCACTTTTTCTCGTAAGCTTCTAAGACTTGGTGTTGCTCGTAAAAACTTTTCTTTAACTCTTTCGCCATCTCTTTCCGAACCTCCAATGATACTTCCGATTTTTTTTGACCCTGCTCCATAGATGAAAGCATAGATAAAAGTCTTCGCTGTATCTCTTGTTTCCAGACCAGCAGCAATTTGATTTGCTGTGTGTACATCTCCATTAATAACTTCATTTATATATTCCTTATCGTTCATGTAGTGTGCTAACATTCTTAATTCTAAACCAGAAGCATCAACACCTACTAATTTATATCCTTTATCTACTATCCATAAACTTCTACATTCTTTTCCATAAGGTGAGTACACAGCAGGAATCTGAGCCATGTTGGGTGCTTGATGACTCATCCTTCCAGTAATAGTACCATTGGTAATTACTTTGCCATGTACTCTCCCATCTTCCTTAATTGCTTCTACCCAGGAGGAAACTTGGGCAATTCTTTTTTGAAGCATTAAGTATTCGTTAATTAATTTAGCTTCAGGTATGTTTGTTATCTCAGATAAAACTTTTTCATCTACAATTACATGACCTTTATCTGTTTTCTTTTTTGGTTTCCAACCAAGATTCATTAGTCGTTCACCTATTTGTTGTCTAGAACCTAAATTAAATTCTTTATATTTTACTTTAGTAAATGGTACTCCTTTAACATAACCTCTTGCTTTGTTATTTGATTTAGGAATAAACACTTCTTCTATTCTTAATGGAGGAAATGTAGCCCTTACTTTATTTTGTAATTCATTCATGTCTTCTTGAAACTTAGCTTGAAGTGAATAAGCATTTACTATATCAATTTTAAATCCTCTTTCATGTTGTCTTTGTATTATCTTTGCAACTTCATGTTCAAGTTCAACTGAATAACCAAAGTCTTTTATTCTTGTAATTAAAAATTTATATAATCTTTGAGTTAAGTCAACATCATTTCTACAATACTTTAACATCTCTTCACTAAAGAAATCAAATTGTTCAAACTCTATTTTGTTTTGACCAAGTTTCTTACCCCAGTTCTTTAGTGAGTGACCACCTTCTATCATTGGATTTAATAATCTTGACATTACAAGTGTATCAGTTATCTTAACATTCTTAAATAAATCATAGCCAAAAAGTTTATTTAATACTGGTATATCAAAGCCAATTATATTATGTCCAATAACTTCTTCAGTTTGTTTTATAAACTCTTCAAACCTATGAAGATTATTTTCTTTAAACTGATAAAATGTATCTTCATGTTTACAAACAATACACCAAACTTTATCTGCAGTTAATGTTGTTTCAATATCAAATACAACTTTATTAAAAGTCATTAGACTGTACCTCTACTAATCTTCCAGTATCATTGTTATACTTTAGATTACTACATGGTCCAGTTAGTCCAGAAAATCTATTCTTTAATACTCTAACTCTAGTAGTACTTCTAACATCTGGGTCATCATTTTGTGCATCTCTCTCAAGTCCAATTACAATATCACTTAGCTGTCCTATACTTGCTGACCCTCTTAATTGTGATAAAGATGTTGCTGCACCTTCTTCATGTCCTTTGCCATCTGGTCTTCTCAAATGAGATACAACCATCATAGCAACACCAGTCTCTTGTACAAGTGTTCTAAGTCTAGTCATAATTTCATCTAATGCTCTTCGTTCATCTCCATGACTTTGGTCAGATACAATAATACTTACATGGTCTATAACAATATACTTACAATCTAAACCCTTTGCTAAGAATCTAACTCTTGATACTATGTTGTCAATAGAGTTAGAACCAAAATGGTCAAACATATATACTCTACCAGTACCAACTGTCTTATCAAAATAAGTTTTCATTTCTTCTTTACTTAAATGTACATCTGGTAAATGTAATCTTTGATTAGCTTCTATACTCATCAAACCTTTTGAAGTTATTACTGGAGTTTCTTCTAACATAAGTAAACCAATATTGTCTTGTGTTTCTTTTATAATATGATGTACTATCTCTCTCATAACTTGAGTCTTACCTAAACCACTACCTGCAGTAAATGTAACTAACTCTGAAGGTCTTATACCATAAGTTATTTTATTTAATTCTTCAAATGGATATTGAACAAATGATTTAATTGTTGGTTTTGTTATATCATCAAATAAAGTACTAGCATTTATTATTCCATCAGGTGCAAATACTTTTGCATCCCAAAAAGATTTAACATAATTCTGTATTTTATTTTGACTTAAACAATCTGAAGCATCTTTAAATCCTTCAGGTAATTGCATTATCTTACATTTTCCTGGAGAGAATAACTCTGCTACTTTATATGCTCCATCTTTACCTTGTTCATCATTATCAAAATTAATAATAACATTATCAAAATTATTTTCTAACCATTCTAAACTATTCTTTACATCCTTAACTGCAGAAGTAATACCATTCTTAATACTAACTACTGGTGTTTCATATTTATCTGTCTTAAACATTTGATAAGCTGATAAAGCATCTAACTCACCTTCAGTTATAATAACAAATTTATTATTACTAAATAAATGTTCACCAAATAATCCAGAGTGTTTTGTATTACCTTGAATACTAAATTCTTTTAACTTAGTAAACCTAGTTTTAGTTCCTATCTTAGCACCCTGCTTATCATGATAAGGATAATAATGATTAATTATATTACCCATACTATCAATCTTAACAGTTACTCCATACTTTTTACAAGTATCTGATTTGATATTTCTATCAACTATTTCTGCATAATCTGATTGTCCTACAAAATCTTTCTTCTCATGTTCTCTGTTAATTATTGTAGGTTCTTGTTCTAAATTATAATCTCTTATGTATTCATTACATGAGAAACAGTAAGCTGAGTTATCAGCATTAACAGAAACTGCATCACTACTACTACATAATGGACAAGGTAAGTGATACTTTACAAATCCATTTTTATTTACTTCATTCATTTGCACCCTCAT